TTTGCGTTGCAGGGCATGCCACAGGGGGGCGAAAAATTGCTCATCCCATTGTTGCAGGGTGTGGGCGTAGGCGTGCGGGTCGCCAAGCTCGGCGAGGATATCCCGCACGTCGCCGACGCCGGACGGGCGCTCAGTGTGGTAGAGATTTTGGTGGTAGGTTACGAGTGCAATCTGGGATAAGACCCTGAGTTTGCTGTAGTACTCTTTGTCCGTCACCTTGTCGGTGAGCGGAATTTCCGCCACCGTAACTGGGCCGCCATCGGAGCCGTTCGGGCTGCCCACAGCCCGCACAACGAACAGTCGGTGTTTTTCCTCGTCGTACATAGGAGCCAGAAATGGATTCCGATACGCTGTCAGAATCCACCCGTCCGAGCCGCGAATGTCGCGGCCCTCGAACGGTTGGCGACGCCCGTCAAGCCAGTCGCCCAGGCGCGCCTCAATATCTTTTTTCCGCCACCCGAGCAGGTTGCGGAGGGCGTAGCCAAGGTCGCGGGACGCGCCGCAACCGTAGGAGCGCCCGTCGGACGCCCAGATTTCCAGCCAAGCCCCGCCGCCTTCCGGGGCGGCGGCGACGGCTTTCTCGAGGGTTGCCCAATCGCCCTCGTATCCGAACTCCTGGACTTTCTCGTAGGGCAAGACGCGGGTGTTCCCGCAAGTCGATTGACCCTCATAAACAAGGCCCCTTTTACCATAATAACGGTAGCGGATTGTCGCCCCTTTCATGGGCTTCAGCCCACCGGCCCGGCAAAGGATCCTGTCCGGCGTTTCGTCTGCTCGGAATTCCATTCCTGGCCCGATCCACACCGGCTCAGGCCAAGGGTCATCCCCTTCGTCCTCGTTCCATTGCATTCTTTTTTCGTGGAGCGAGAGGGTTAAATCGGTTTTTTCGTTCCAGCTGGCCCGCCATATGTCGCGCGCCCACCATGTAACGGCTTCTTTGAGCGTGAATAGCGGGCCGGAAACCGCCATGCGGTGGCATCCGTCGGTGACGACGATCGCCCGCCAGGTCCAGTCGAGGCGGGAGATCCGCCAGAAGACCCGGGCGCGCGGCCCTGTCGGAACGCGGTTAAGCGATTCCTCGATGATTTTGGCTATTTCTGCCTTTCCGGCGGCTTCGCCTTTCGGGCCGTCGAGGAACTTCCAGTAGCCCTCGAAATGGGACTCGGTGTCCCATGCTTGGTAGAAGCCGCGAACGGGCCTTTCAACCCATTCTCCCAAGTTGCATGCGACCTCCATGTGGCCCCTCCACTTGGAGGGCGAAAGCCCGAAGGCGTAGTTTTGGTAGTAGTAGTGAGCCCATTCGGACATGATCGTTTTCCTTTCTTGTCTGTGTGGGGGACTGTCCCCCCTCGCTGACGCCTACAGTCTAGCAGTGTGGGTATCACGCCTCAACTCCACATGCGTGAACTACTGCACAACTTCAGGCTTGACGTGGTGCTTGCAAACCCATAGACTAGAGATGTCAACACGGAGGGACAAGCCCTCCACCAAGACTCGTAGGAAGGAAGTCAAATGGACTCCACAGTCACCCTCCCCGATTTCAACATCGTCATCCCTCGCCGCACTCCCGCTGTGCGCGGCTACTGGTTCTCCGAGAGCCAGGAAGACCTCGACGCCCGCGAAGCCCGGCTCCGCGCCGGGAACTTCGTCCACCTACACAAGCGCGGCGAGCAGCCCCGCGACCTCGAACACTCCCCCTACCCCAAACCTTGGGCTTGGGAAGCCCTCAAGGCGGCGGAGGCAGCAGAAGCCGCCGCACACGAGGCCGAGGACTGGATCTCCGACCTCGAAACCGCAGTCGGATGCGCGATCGCCGACGCCAAAGGCGTGGACCGGTCACGGGCGGACTGGTTCACGCCCAAGATCGAAATCGATCTCAATGGCCCGTACGGGATGCGGATGCTCTGGATCAAGTCTGATCGCGGACTGAAGGTCCGCACGTCGGCGGATAACCTGACCCTTTCTGAGGCCGTGCGCCTCACCGGGTACATCCAGGAGCGCCTGGACGGTTGGGAGCGCGAGATCCTTGGATCGTTCCCGGCGGACGCGCTCGGTCTCGCGGTGCCGTATGACGCCGCGCTCGGCGAAAAAGCAACCCACATCCTCCTCTACGCCGACGGGGAGTGCGTCGGGCACCTTCCGGCGACCGGCTCCTACGAGGAAAACCTGGCGGAGGCGCAGCGCGTCTACCGCGAGATAGAAGCCTCTTGGGCGATGGTCACGCCCAAGTACCCGCGTTCGCCGTGGTCGGCGGACTCGGCAGAGTCCCCGTGGACGCCGGACACGCCGGAGTCGGCGGAGTGACCTCCCCGCCCGGGGGTGGCGTAGTCGGGATCGTTCCCCGGCCCCGGGCCTATCCTCCCGCGTGATGGACGCGCGGGAGACTGATTGAAAGGAAAACAAATGAGCTACGTCGAGAACGATGCCCAGCTTGGCATCGCTGTTCTAGGCATGATGATTGCGGTGGATGGCATCGAGCCCTCCCCGACCAGCCTTCACCGCGTCCCGAAGCGTTTGATCGCGCAGACCGAGCGGCTGTGCAATACGAAGATGACGCCCGCGCGGGTAGCGCAGGCGCTCATGCTCGCCAAGCGTCTCGGCAACGACGACCCGGAGGGCGACCGGATCCGGGAGGACGTCACCAGGTACAGCGACAAAAAGTTCAAGCAGGATCGATTGGATACCTATTGGGCGCTTCAGATAGGCGCTCTTTAGGGGAATTTTGAAGCCCGCTCCTCGTGCGTGTGAGGGGCGGGCTTCTTTGTGCCCGAAGTGCGTGTTTCGGGCGATTATGGGTTGTTTTTTGGGGTTTTCGCGGCGTAGAAGGAGAAGGGCGGTTGTTTTACGCGGTTCGCCACTCGGCGAGTTTGAGCACGTCGACGGGCGCGAGGTCGAGGGCTTTGCAGACGGATTGGAACTCGCCGACGGTCGCTGGCGACTCGAGGGAAAGGATGCGGCGGATTCGCCCGTGCGAGATCCCCGCGTAGTCAGCTAGGGCGCGCACGCTCATGCTGACGGCGGTCATGCGCCGCGTAAATTGACTGATTATATCCTCCTCTATGGGGGAGGTTTCTAGCCGCTTCGTTCCCATACCCTCAGTGAATCATATCTGAGTCGGATACACAATGGGTTGCGTTACCCATATCAGATCTGATACACTTCTTCGCACACGACGTGCTCAATTGAGCACACCACTCACCACAAGAAAGGAGGCTCGTAGATGAGCATAGCGAGCGAAATCCGTGCCGAAATGGCCCGGAAAAAGCTCACCGTCGCCGAGCTGGCGGACGGCGCGGGCATCTCCCGCGCGTCCCTCAGCCGCAAGCTCCACGAGCACACAGAACTAACACTCGCCGAGCTTGTGCGGATTGCGTACATCCTCGGCACCAGCGCATCGGATCTCATGCGCCGGACTGAGGTCGGGGAAGCCGCATGAGAACCCGTGAAGAGGCCGCCGCTTATGCGGGCCGCGCGTGGCTCGAAATGAGCAGGCGTGACCGCCGCCGGGCTGTGAGGCTCATGCGCCGGATCCGCGCCAACAAAGCGGCACGGCAGCTCAGGCCCGGTTGCAAGGGACCGTCGACGTTCCTGCAATCCGCTCACTGGCGGCTCCTGGTCAAATTCTTCGGCCTCATTGAAAAGAACGAGCGGCGACTCTATACGTCCCGGGAAGCTCGGGAAACCGCCGAAAAATGCGCGTACATCTACCACACGCAAGCCAACAAGAAAGGAAAACCGGAATGAAATACAGAGACAAGGCCGCCAGCGTCGCTGGCACCGTGTGGGACGAGCTGACGCCTGAAGAGCGGCGTCAAGCCATCCGGCTCACACGGCGCGCCGCGCACGCTAAGAAGGCGGGGAATCTTGCCCTCAAACTTGGGGCGAGCAAGCGGGCCGTAAAAGCCGGTCTGCGCGGCGTTTCCGCGCTGATCGACCGGCAGAAGATCTACCTTGCTGCCGCAAAGCGGGTAAAAGTCCGCGCTACGGCAGAGCTTGCCATCCTGCTCTTCCTGGAGGCTAAAAGACTCCGTGAGGAAGGGGAGCAGGATGCGTGAGACGCCGGACGAGAAGCTGCGGTTGGCGGAGAACCGCCGCCGTATGCGGCAAATCGACGCCCAAATGGACGTCGTTCGCGCGAAGATCGCGCCGGACCTCGCCGAGCTGGACCGGCTCACCAACGTGAAGGGAGAGCTCGTCCGGGAGAACGCGCGCATCCAGTGCGCGGCCGCCGCCAGGATCGCACGCCGTATCAACGAGCGTGCACTCGCGGCTAAAAACAACGCCCCCGCCGCCGGGGATGGCGACGAGGGCAGAAAGGAAAACGAAAATGGGAAATGAGATCACCCGTTTTCACTACGAGGGTACCACGATTCGTACCCTCACGGTAGACGGCGAGCCATGGTTCGTCGCCACCGACGTCGCCCAGATCCTCGGATACCGCGACGCTTACAACCTCGCCCGCCGCCTCGACGACGACGAGAAGGGTACTCACTCAGCGAGTACCCCCGGCGGAACTCAGGAGATCCTGATCATTTCCGAGTCCGGCCTGTACTCAGCGATCCTCGGATCGAAAGTCCGAGCCGCGAAGCCGTTCAAACGGTGGATCACGCACGAGGTGGTCCCGCAGATCCGGCGGACGGGCGGCTACCAGTCCGCGCCGGAGCTTTCCGGGCCGGAGCTCATGGCGAAAGCCCTGCTGGAAGCGCAGGCTACACTCGAAGCCCGCGCCGAGCAGATCGCCGCCCTCGAGCAGAAGGCGGAGTACGTCGATTGCTTCGTTGTCTCCGACGACCTCCGCACCGTGCGGAACGTCGCGAAGTCCCTCGGGATCCGCGAAAGCATCCTTCGCCAGGCGCTCCTCGAGCATGGCTGGATTTACGTCGAAAAACGGACGTACGGCCCGAACGAGGATGGCGTCTACCGTCTCCGCCGCCGCTACTCGGCGTACGCGGACAAGACCAACTATTTTGTCCCGATCCCGGCGCATGAGGCCCCGAAATTCGGAGACGAAGTGGACCACACGCTCAAGGTAACCCCGGTCGGTGCGGCGGCTATCGCCCGCGCTGCCCGCCGCTGGGGCCTGATCGACGACGACGCGGAGATCGACGGGGAGGCCGCCTAATGCGCCCCGACGACACGCTTATATACATTGCTGCGCGGATTCAGGATGATCTGCGCCGCGCCGCTGCGGAGTGTAACCCGCACGAGCTGTATTCGATCCTGTACGCGCTCTCGCGCGACGTCGACGAGGTGATCACCGAACGGCTCGAAGCCGCCTACGGGGAATTCTTCGCGACGGACGTCTACCTCGACGGGACGCCGGTACGGGTCACCGCCAAGTCCGGGACGCTCAACCGGGCCGTGAATCGGATCCGCAAACCTGGGGATCCGCAGGGGATCTCCGACGCCGAGAAGGCGTGGCTCGAAGGAAAGGACCTCGAAAAATGACCACCATACCCGCCGCGCCGCTTCTCATGACGGTCGCGGAATTTGCGAAACTCCACGGGCTTTCGGAGTCGACGGTGCGCAAGTGCATCTCCGGGGACTCCGAGTCCTACCCGCCCCTCTCGGCCAAGCGCGCCGGGAACGGACGCATCTACATCACAACCGAGCAGGCCGCCGAATGGCGAGCCAGCTTCCAAGACGCATAAGGAAAACGAAAATGAGCAAGTACATCATCACCTTCGGGCCGGACCACGCCGCCTACTTCGGCTTCCCGGACTACCGGTCCTACGCCGTGATCGTCGCCGACAACGCAGAGGAGGCGCGGAAGACTGCTTTCGCGGTCTACGGGGATCGCTGGTGCAACCTGCACCGCGCGGACAAGGTCGATCTTTCCCGCTTTCCCGGCGGGCAGGTTTCCATCCTCGAGACCGTCGAGGAGGCGTGACAGTGGAAAAGTTCAGGATCGCTTTCGAGCCGCCGACGGCGCGGATGCCGTACACGGTCTCCCCGGACGGTTGGGTCGAGATCTGGGCCTCCTCGGAGACCCACGCCCGGAAGATCGCCGAGAAATGGTTCGGCCCTGAGGGTTACTGGCACCTTCTCGGCCCTGACGCCGACGAGGCTACACACCCGCTGGGCCGCGTCGGCTCCGCGTCGGCATCGATGCTCGTGTGGGACGCAGCCGAGCGTGGAAGGCAGGTAGCCGCATGAAAATCATCCTCTACCCCCTCGCTGGGGTTGCGGCGGCGACGTCGTTCGCCGTGCTGATCACTGCGGCCGCCGAGCAGGGCGGGCTGCTCGGGCTCGCCCTCGCGGCCGCATCCGTACTCACCCCCATCGTCATCGGCGGCGCTACAGCCGCCATCCTCGGAAAGGAAAACTGAAATGAATAAAGAAATCGAAGCGTTCGTGGACAAGTTCATCTTCCCCGTCGCGCACAAATTCGAGTGCGACGTGGAATACGCCGCACGAAACAAGAAAGCCTTCCCCAAAGAGGAAGTCGCGGGATTCCTCCGCCTCTCCCTCATGCGCTCGATCGAGGACCTTTCAGCCACGCTGATTAGCTCGGGCGCATCGAAGGAATCCATCTCGGAAATCGTCAAGGACTTCGCGAACGGGGGACGCGATTTCATTGAAAGTAAAGGGCTTCCGCCGGTGAAGCTTGACTCTTTCGGCATGGTTTTCGCCGTCAAGAAGGCGCGTGGAAAATGATCACAGCCGTGCAGACAACGCCTGACGGGAAGGTCGCGTTCCGGTTCGGAGCCGACGTTTTCCCGGTCACCAAGCGCGAGGCGGTACGGCTCGCCGTCTCGGTCCTCTCCGCCGTCGGCGGCGTCCCCGAAGCAGAGTCCGACGCGCCAGACGGGATCCTGCTTACGTGGCTTCCCGGCTGCTACCAGCAGATCGTCTGGCGCGACGCCGAGGAGATGTACCACCAGATCGGCGACGCACTCTGGGACGACCAAGGCGGCGACGCGGCATGAGCGGAGATGTCTTCAAAATGTATTTCCCGATCGAAGACGAGACGCGGGAGTCCGCCGACCTGATCGGCGCGGCGAAGCGACGTGCGATCGTCGACGCCGCCTCCCGGGGGCTCTCCCCCATGGTACTCAAGGTGAAGGTGTTCATTAATCACGCTCATCGTCGTGTGGAAGTCGCTGTCCCGTGCAGGATTTCCGCGCCGGACCTGTGGGGCAAGCCGCTCCACGAAAAGCTCCCCGTTGAGGGGAGGGTTGTCCTGTGACTGCACACGCGCTGAGTGGTGTGGAAGGCGTCGTCGAGAACATGCCGGACCGCGTGTACCACGCGGACAAGACCACGCTCTCCTCCTCGGGGGCGAGGTCGGTCCTCAAGTCCCCGGCGCTCTTCCGACACCAGCAGGACAATCCGGGTGCTTACAATCCGGTGTTCAACCTCGGGCACGCTGCCCACACGGCGATCCTTTCCGCCGGGGCGGATGTCCAACGACTGGAATGGGATTCGTACCGGTCGAAGGACGCCCGCGCGGAGCGCGACTCGCTCATCGATGCAGGGATTACCCCCCTGCTGCCGAAGGAATGGGAACAGGTCGCCGACATGCATCTCGCGTGCCTTGACCATCCCGTGGTCGGCCCGCTGATCACGCGCACCGACCTCGTTCGGGAAGCAAGCCTGTTCTGGCAGGACGCCGCCACCGGCGTCCCCTGCCGGGCGCGCCCAGACCTCGCCACGGCGGACTGGTCACTCCTGGTCGACTACAAAACGACCGTGGACGCCAGCCCCGCCGGATTTGCGAAGGCGCTCGGGAATTTTTGGTACCACTGCCAGCAAGCTTGGTACATGGACGCGGTGAAGCATTTCACCGGGAGGGACCCGGCCTTCGTTTTCATCGCGCAGGAAAAGACTCCCCCCTATCTCGTCGGCGTCTACGTCGTGGACCAGACCGCGATCGAGCTCGCCGACGCAATGAACCGCAAAGCACGCCTCATCTGGAGGCGCTGCACCGAGACCGACGAATGGCCCGGCTACACGCCGGAGCCGACCGTCGTCCCCCTGCCCGCCTGGTCAGAAAAGACCCTCACCGAGGAATACATCGACAATGAATAATCAAATAGTCCCCGCCGTTTCCGTCTCGCCGGTCGCCCGCGCCACCTCGCAGGCGACAACGATCGAGCAGACCCGCGCGATCGCCGACGTACAGGCCGCCGCGCAGATGGCCCGTGCCTTCCCCCGCGACGAAGCCGCCGCACTCGCCCGAGCATTGGAGGAGTGCTCCAAGATCGAGCTCGCCGAGCGCGCATTTTTCAGCATCAACCGGAAGGGCGGCGCGGTCACCGGCCCGACCGTCCACCTCGCCAAACAACTCGCCCGCGCCTGGGGGAACATCACCTTCGGCTTGAAAGAGCTGCGCCGCGACGCGGGCCAGTCAGAGATGATCGCTTTCGCCTGGGACCTCGAGAGCAATATCCGCTCGGAGGCGACTTTCATCGTGGAACACCGCCGCCCCGGCGACAAAGCGGAAACGATGAAGTCGACGACGGCAATTCAAGAAAACAATACTAGTATGGGCGCACGCCGCCTCCGCGAGATGATCTTCGACGTCCTCCCGAAGTCTTTCACCGAGCAGGCCATGGCGAAATGCCATGAGACGCAACAAAAGGGCGGCAGCGAGAAGACCGTCGCCGAGCGCCGCGCCGGGATGATCGCCGCCTTCGAAGAGCTCGGCGTGTCGAAAAAGCGGCTCGAAGACAAGATCGGCGCGCCGTCCGCCGAATGGACACAGAAGGACATCGCCGATATGGCGATCGTCTACAACTCCATACGCGAGGGCGAGGTCCGCGTCGACGAAGCCTTCCCCCGCACGCCGACCGTGACCGCCGCCGACCTCACCGGCGTCAACCCCAAAACCGGGGAGGTGACCGGCAAGTGACCACCCTCCTCGATCTGATCCCGCCCGTCGAAGACTGGCAGGAAGGCGCGCTCTGCCGCCAGATCGGCACCTACCTATTTTTCCCAGAGAAAGGCAAGTCCGCCACCCCCGCACGGCGGGTCTGCGCCGAATGCCCAGTATTCGACGAATGTCGTAAATACACGGACCGTATCGAATCGAACATCCCGGACGTGAACTTCATTCAAGGTGTCTTCGCGGGGGAGACCCCGCAGGAACGCCTCGACCGACGCTGCGCCGAACGAAAGGATCTCGCCGCATGAACCCCTACTACAGCGAAGATCTCGCCGACGTCTACCACGGCGACTGCATCGACGTCATGCGGGAGCTGCCCGACGGCAGCGTCGACGCCGTAGTTACTGATCCGCCCTACGGGATTAGGTTCCTCGGCGAAGCGTGGGACGGCGCGGATATCGTGAAGCGCCAAGAGCGCGGGAAGGCGACCTCGCCGATGCCCGAAGGCGTCGGCGGCCCCAACGGCGGCTATCGTTCCCTCGCCGCCGAAGCCGGACGCTACAACCGCTCCCTGAAAGCTTCATTGGCGTTCATGGACTGGTGCAAGGAATGGGCGTCCGAGTGCTACCGACTGCTCAAACCGGGCGGGCACATGCTCGCCTTCGGCTCCCCCCGCTGCTACCACCAGCTGGGCATGGGGATTGAGCTCGCGGGCTTCGAGGTGAGGGATACGATCGCCTGGCTTTTCGGGCAGGGCTTCCCGAAAAGTCTCGACGTGGGTAAAGCGATCGACAAGCGCCTTGGCGCTACTCGTGAAAAGGTCGGTGAGCGGATAGTCCCGGATGCTACGAAATCGCGTCCGATGTTCGCTGGCATGACATCCGACGGGGAGGGGACGCCGACGCGCACCATTGACGTGACGGCGGATGCCACGCCCGCGCCGCGGGCGTGGCATGGCTGGGGGACGGCGCTCAAGCCTGCTTTCGAGCCGTGCGTGGTCGCCCGCAAGCCGCTGTCGGGCTCGGTCGCGGAGAACGTGCTCACGCACGGGACCGGCGCGCTCAACATCGACGCTACACGCGTAGCAATGTCCGACGCCGACGCCGCAGCAATCGACGGGATGGGAGGCTTCGGCAAGCACAAGGTCGAAGCCGCCGTTTACGGAGAATACGGGCACACCGACTCGCACGCACACCCGGACGGCAGGTGGCCTACGAACGTCGCCCTCGACGGCGCGGCCGCCGACGAGCTTGACTCGCAAACAGGCGACCTCTCCGACGCGAAACCCCACACGCTCCGCCGCAGGGGGATCGGGTACGGATCCGGCTCAACCGGCGGCGACGTCGAACTTGGCTACGAAGACTCTGGCGGCGCAAGCCGGTTTTTCCCGGCGTTCCGGTACGAGGCGAAAGCATCCAGCGCCGAGCGCCCGAAGGTCGGCGGAGTCCAGCACCCGACCGTGAAACCGCTGGATCTCATGCGATGGCTCGTCCGCCTCGTCGCCCCACAAGGCGCAACAATTTTGGAGCCTTTCGCCGGGTCCGGCACCACCATCGAGGCGTGCATCGCTGAGGGCATGCGCTGCATCGCAATCGAACGCGAAGAACAGTACCTCCCGCTCATACTCGACCGCATCTCAAAACCGATCGACGTCCCACTGCCGATCGGAATCTGAAAGGAAAACCAATGGGAAAGCCAATGAAACTCTACCTATCCGGCCCCATGACCGGACGCCCAAACTACAACAGAGACGCGTTCAACAAAAGAGAAGGCATGCTCAAGCGGCGCGGCTATGACGTCGTGAACCCAGCGCGCACCGACCTCGGACCCAACGCAACCTGGCTAGACTACATGAGGGTAGCAATGCGGCAAATCTCAGAAGCCAACGGCATCGCACAGCTCGGAGACTGGCAAACGTCTCCCGGCGCTCTCCTAGAAGCGTCTTGGGCCGCATCCCTCGGACTGCCAATCGCAACCGTGCCCGAGTGGATAGCAGACTACGAGATTAAGCCTCCCGCCCCCTGCCCGAACTGCGGGTACGACCAACACTCACCGCACAACCCGTCCCCCTCATACGTGCGTTGCGGGAAATGCGGCAAAAGCGCTCCCTACACGGCAATGTGCGGCAAATTGGGATCCATTCGATGCCCCAAGTGCCACAGGGACGAAAAAGAGGCCGAGAAATGAGCTACACGATCGGATCCCTCTTCACAGGCTACGGCGGACTCGACATCGGAGTAGCAGAAGCCCTCAACGAGGAATCAAAAGTCCTCTGGTGCTCCGACGTCGCCCCCGGCCCGAGAAAAGTCCTACCAGTAAGGGAACCAGACGCGCCCAACCTCGGCGACATCACCCAAATCAACTGGTGCGAAATCGAACCCGTCGACGTCCTCGTCGGTGGCTCCCCCTGCCAAGACCTTTCCCTAGCAGGACGCCGCGCCGGCATGCACCCCGGAACCAGGTCCGGCCTGTGGGAATCAATGCTCGGCGCAATAAACATCCTACGTCCACATCTAATTGTTTGGGAGAACGTCTATGGGGCGCTATCGGCGTCGGCTTTTAGCCTTCTGGAATCCAGCGAGGGACATTTGGGAGTCCACGGCTGTGGACCTGCTATCCGGGCTCTCGGACGTGTACTCGGAGACCTTGCCTCCTATGGGTACGATGCGTGGTGGACGATTGTACGCGCTAGCGACGTCGGAGCCCCACACCGGAGAGCAAGGCTCTTCCTCGCTGCTTCCGACTCCCACCGCGAACCTTGGTACCAACGGTGGCAGCCAATGCCCCCAAAAACGCCGTGCGGGCGGACACTCGCCGAATCTAGCGGACGTAGTGGAAAAGAGCTAAGGCTCCTGCCGACTCCGACGTCATCACAGATGGATGGACGCAAGTCGCCCAAGTTCTCTGGAAGCGGTTCCTTCTATGACATTGTGCACGGCGGCAGGCCTGGGATTATCCCGTACATTCGCGGGATCGTGCGTTGGGAGAAAGCGTTTCGTGAAGCGCCGTACCTCACCGACGACAACGGACGGCTTTCCACGAGCTTCGTCGAGTGGATGATGGGCCTCCCCGAAGAATGGGTGACCGCCACGGAACTCGGACTATCCCGCCGCGAACAGCTCCAAATCTTGGGCAACGGCGTAGTCCCACAGCAAGCAACCTACGCTATCCGCATCCTCGCCGAAATCGCGGAAGAAGTTAAGGAAGGTGAATGATGCGATCCTCTGTATCAATTCGGAAGTGTAAGTTGCCGCCCGTCAAGTTTGAGCTGCAATCCTACGACCCGATGCTTCCGCCCGAATGCCTATACGTGGAAGACCCATACACGGGCGAATTCGTGGATTCCCGATGGGTATCTACCAGGACGATCGCGTGCGCGTTCTGCGGACGAAGATTCTACCTGGGGTACGACAAACCAGGCGGGAAAACCAGGTACAGCTGCCCCAATTGCGGCGCAGTCTTCATCCCTCTTGCACACCGCTTTGTCCGCAAACGCCCGCTTAAGAACAAGAAAGGCAAATAATGCGCATCCTCGTAAAACGCTGCAAGGTGTGGTGGAGCACCGAGCGGGAAAGCCTCGATGCAGAGATGCGAAAGCTAATCACCTACTTGGACCTTCCGATGGCGTTGAGGTACGGGGTGAATGCGAAGTGCCCGTTCTGCGGAGGGTGTTTCTTCGCTGAGGAAAGTATCGTGCCCCGCGCCTTTGATTGCCCGTGCGGCGCAGTTCTCCGCGTTAAGCCTATGCGCGCGGTTAAGAAGATCAAGCGGCGTCTGCCAAAGCCATCAAGGAAAGTGGAACTTCTCTGCCGGGAATGCGGCTGGGAAGGCGTGTGGGGGCTGTCTGAGACCGTTCGGTGCTTGAAAGAAAACGACGGCTGGCTTGACTGCCCCGAATGCTGGGACACCCCGCACGTCGAGACTCGGAAAGGACTGCCTCGTTATGTCACGGAATCGTCAGTCCGCTAAGAAGGCGGGCTCCAGCTTCGAACGTCTTGTCGCGGATTATCTACGTGACGCCCTAGGGGACGACCGGATCGACCGGCGTCCCCGCCACGGGGCGAAAGACCGCGGCGACATCGGAGGTGCCCAGCACATGGGCGGACGCCTCGTCTTCGAATGCAAAAACACCACCCGGATCGAGCTCTCCCGCTGGCTCGCCGAAGCCGAGACCGAGCGCGGGAACGACGACGCCCTGGCAGGGATCGTCGTCCACAAACGACGCGGCAAGACCGCGCCGCAAGAACAATACGTGACCATGCGGCTAGGAGACCTCGCCGCCCTACTCACAGGAGACAGAGACCATGCCTAAATGCGAATCCTGCGGGATCCGGGACGACGCGTGCGTGGAGGACGCCGACGGGACGTTCTGCATCTACTGCCGGACCCTCGCCCTAGAAATGCGGGGATACAACGTCCCGATGCCCGACGTCGAGGCGATGGAGCGGTACGCGGAGAACTGGAAAGGCGAACCGAACTATTCGGGGATCCGCTGCGCCGCATTCCTCCGACGCCGCCGCGAAAGCCGACAAAGAATGGAAGGACAACCATGACGATTCTTGATTCGTGGCGACGCAAGTCGAGAGGGAAGGTACGGTGCTCGCTCTGTGGGACTACCATTTCAAAAGGTGTGGAGTATCTCGTGCAGAAGACCGTCGACGCCGGAACCCTCTGGGAGGACAAAACCTGCCCGGAATGCGAGGTAGCCCTCGCCCTCTACTGGCGTCGCAACAGCGACTACTACTTCTCCTGGGACGACTTCGAGAACGCGCACGTAGAGGAGGACTTCTACGACGCTCTTCAGCACCCGTCCCCGGATCTCACGGTCCGGGACGCCCGGATCATGTGCGCCTACCTCGCACGCATCGGAACGGAGGAATATCGATGACTAGGCCGTACGCGAAGATCGACGTGCTGTGGGCTCAGTCTCCGAAATGGTTTGCCGTGGACGCCTACCTGAGAGAAGCTTTCCAGTCCGCCATGCCCGGCGCGACCAAAGCCGAAATGCAAACAGCAATGCAGTTGGCATTGCAGAATGCAATGCACCTGCATTTGGTGAGCATCCTCTACAGCGCCCAAAACATGACCGACGGCACATTCCTGGTCGCAGCAGTCAAAGGCATAGGAAGGTGTGTATACGAGGAATCCGTAGACGCACTATTCCATAGCGGACTCTGGGAGAACCTTCCCGGCGGACTGGCGCAAGTACACGACTATCTCGACTATCAGACATCCGCGAAAGCCCGGAAAGAAGCCTCCGAGCGAGGCAGAAAAAAGGCTGAAAGCAGATGGTCTCAAAAAAACTCCGATGCAGACTGCAATGCAAACAGCAATGCAAACTGCAATGGTAAGAATAAGAATATATATGTAGTAGATACTGACGTATCTACTACGTTAAACGTTCAGGATTCGCCTTCGGAGCCGAAACCAGCCGAGACGCCCACACCCGATCCCGAGCCCGAACCACGCCCCGACGTCGACGCCGTGATCGACGCCTTCCAGGCATCCCTCACAGCCCGAGGCGTCAAACGCGGACGCGTCACCAAGGCCTGGCGGGAAGCCGCGAGGCTCATGCTCGACCGCGACGGACGCACCCTCCCCGAGATCCAGGCCCTCTGCGAATGGCTCGTCGAGGATGACTTCTGGCGCAAAAACGTGCTCGCCCTGCCCAAGCTGCGCCAGCGCTACGACCAGCTCCGCCTCGCAATGGAAGCCCCCCGCCGTCGCGCCGACGGGACAACAGCGCTCATGTCCCGAGGGCAACGGGCCGCCCTCGCAGACTTCCAGCGCTCCCGCGCCGAACGCCTCGCCCGCGAAGCCACAGCCCCCACCCAGCTGCTACTCGGCCCCGCAGGAGGCGACGCCGCGTGAGCATCCTTGATCGCATCTGCACGCAAGCCGCCGCCGCCGGTATCGACCCGACCGCGCCGATCGACGCCGAGGGCATGAGCGTGATCCTCACGAAAGCCGAAAACCTCGGGCTTCTCGTCTACCGGCCCGGCATGCACGAGGACTGGCTGGACTCGCTCAAGCTGTGGGTCCACGAGCCCCACGAGGCCCCGTGGTCTTTCCAGGCAGTCGCGGCCGCCGTCCTCCAGCTCAGCGTCGACGCCGAGCAGGGATTCATCCGGCCCCGGCAGCTGTGGACCGCCGTCGCCGCCTGGCAGCGCCGCAACCTCAGGCAGGCGCTCAAGGGCTCACACGGCCCCGAGATCCCGCCCGAGCTCGGCGGCAACGTCAGGGCAGAGCTCGCCTACCGGCAAGCCTGGACCCGCGCCGCCGCCGCAACCGGCAACCGCGATCAGGCAACCACCACCGCACGCAAAACCGCCGGGCTCCCAGCCACCGCCCCCCAGCTTCAAACCGCACCGGCACCCGCCGGAATCACCACCCGCCTAGCCGACCTAGGCACCAACCTCACGAAGGAGAACCACTCATGACCGCAACCGTCACCGTCACCGGCAACGTCGGGCAAGACCCCGAAATCCGGTACACCCAGACCGGCAAGGCCGTGTGCACGCTCAGCGTCGCCGCAACCCCCCGCAAGCAAACCCCCGCCGGGGACTGGGACGACGACGGCGAGCCCCTGTGGATCCGCGCCGACTTCTGGGAACGCGACGCCGAAACCGTCGCCGACGCCGTACGCCGAGGCGACCGGATCACCCTCGCCGGAACCCTCGCCCTCGACGCCTGGCAGGGCACCGACGGGCAACGCCGGGAAACCCTCACCCTCCGCCGAGCCAAGTTCCTCGGCATCGTCCCCCGCCCCGGAAACACCCCTCAGACTTCACAGGAGCCATTCTCAGCCACGAACAGGCCCGGAGGGTACCCCGGTGCCAACAGCGCCGGGAACGCCCCTCAGAACGCCACACAGGCGTTGCCCGGCGAATGGGGACAACCCAACCCCCGAGGCTACGACCAGTCCAAAGCCCCGTTCTAAGCAACTACAGGGGCTCTCAGAGACAAACTTTTCGCAACCAACCTAGGAGACCAGAATGACCACATCCACCGAAAATCCTCGACAGGGAATCGAGGAAACAGACCACAGCGCGGACGTGAGAGCCGACGCCGCCACCCCAGACGCAGCTTTCGAGCGCGAGACCACCGTCACCATGAGCGACGGCGACGCCCTCGTCCGCATCTGGACCTGCCAACGCCCCACGATCACCCGCCTACGCAAAAAACCCGACGCCTTCCGAGAAGTAGCTTCCGGGTACGACGGCACCCGCGAATGGGCCGAATTCACCATCCCCGCCGAACGATTCAACCTCGCCCGAGGAGCCAAAGGGCGACGCACCCTCACCGAGGAACAGCGCGAACAGCTCGCGGAGCGCGCAAGAAAAACCTTCGGACGCCCCAAACCCACAACCTCCGCCACCGGCAACTAACCCAACCCGAAAGGAAACTATAATGGACATTGAAGATACCGAAATTTCCGGGCAAGACTTTCAAGACCTTGTAGAAATCTGCTCCGTTCTCGGCTTCCCCGTAGTCGAAGAAAACGGGAAAACCGTAATACGCCTGAGCAGAAACCCTGCCCCCGAAACCAATTAACCACACGAAAGGAAGACAACAATGGAATACACGATGAGCCTCCCCGACGAGCCAGAAGGTCGCCTCTGGGACGGGCGCGGCCGCGAATGGGAACGCTGGTTCGACGGCTTCTGGCGGCTAGTAGGCCCCGACGACATGTGCCCTACACGGTGGAGAAACCTCCTCAAATCGGAAGGCACCCTCTATGACGCCCCGCCCCAGGAGTCCACGTGGAAGGACGTAGACGCCAACCGCGCCTACTTCGCCGAGATCGACATCCTCGACGACGGGAACGCCCCCCTCCGCGTCAAAGGGCTATTCACGTCCATCGACGGGGAAAGCCTCACCTCCGCATCCGGGAAAATCTACAAGCGAGGTGAAGCGATCGTCGTTTCCCTCCACGAGTACGGAAACAAAAAATACGAAGAGCTAGCCCGTCGCATCCTCGACATTCAAATCCCATTGCCGGGCTACGCCTGGACCTTCGACGATGTAAAAGAAGGCTTTGTGAACATCGCCGCGATTCAACGCGACCTGACACGCCCCTAACCACTACTAAAACAAAAGGAGAAAACAAAATGATCTCGTTCGAAAAACTCATCGAACTAAATGAAGCCGCCATCGCCAGCGGAAACCATGCTTTCCTCAAAACGGTCCAGCTTCTCATAAAAGAATCCTCAATAAACGAGGAACGTAAACGGTTCATTGACCGAATGAAAACCCAAACCGAAGTCCTCATGAAAACACTCGACACCGCCGCCAACGTCATCGACGACAAGGAAGGAGCCCCCCAATGATCACGGTATCTGAGGTCCGCGCCGAGCTCCGCCGTGCCGTCGAATACGGGGAGAGCCTACGCGCGATCAGCCCCGAGCACGATCGAGCCCTCGCATGCGCCAGGCGCACCCTCGAAATCGTCGACGAATACGAGCAGTTGGTCCACCGCCTGCTCGATATCGACCTTCCAGCGACCGGACCAGGCACCGTCTACGACTTCGTCGACGACGCAACCGCAATCGAAGCGGTAGCCGACCTCCAAAGGGACTACCGGTGGAAACCTTGATCCCTCCCATATGGGACTGCCCAGCCTGCACCAAATGTGCAGGCTGCGGCCAGCCCGTCACACTCACATGGACCCAATCATGCGTGGGACAATTAATCTACCATTACGACTGCTACCAGTCAGCAAAGAAAGGAAAACAACAAATGAAAATAGCTACCCTCATCCAAACCCTCGAAGGGCTAGCATGCCAAGGCTACGAGGACATGATCGGCGTCCTTCTCGACGAACATGGGATCGTTATCGAACTCAAAGAGCCCGTCCCTCCCGAGGAAGAACCGACAGCGGTCAAGGCGTCAACCTTCACCCCTGACGGGACGCAAATCGTCCACCCCGTCCCCGGCAAAGCGTTTGCAGTCCTTTCCAAGGACATGATCGACAAAGCCGAAAGGGAAACCGGCGACGAGAGACGGGCCGCCTCTGACGCCCCTAGAGAAGACGTGATCTCGGCATCGCCAGACTGTAGCTGCGAAATCAGCGTGCCGACACCTACCGGATACCGCGTCACTCTCCGAGGATACGGAAAAGTCGCGTCCGCATTCCCCAAAGACACCATCGAATCCCCCATCAAACAGGAAGGAAACAAATGACAGCGCAAATACCAAACTTCGACATCGAAGAACCAGACGGCGAAGAAATGAAAGCCTTCGCCGACCGGATAGCAAAACACAGAAACCCCGGATGCCAAGCCGCATCCTACGTCTTCCTAGTCGATGCCGAATGGCTCGACGCCGACGGCGAATCCTACAACGACCTCGTAGCAGCCAGAGGCGGCTCCGTATACGCATGCGAAGGACTCGCCCACGCCTACCTCCGCACCGCACGCGAGGACGAAGACTAAACACAGGTCGGCATGATCCATCTCGTACCAGTCGGGGAGGCGCACCTGCACAGCAAACAAGAATGCAGGTGCGCCCCCACCATCACGCAACGCACCAACGACAGAGGCGACTACCCCGTCGCCCACCACCACCAACTGAAAGACCACCCCACATGGAAAACCCCACACCCGACATCCGAGAACTCCTCCACCAAATCACCCAAATGGAACGAGCGCTCCCACACGCCGTAGCATCCATCCTCGATTTGCACTCCGTGCCTATCGACGGCGCAGCACACGGAGGCGGCGGCAGCGACGGCACGCCCGACCCCGTAGGATCCATCGTCCACCAGGCAATCCAAACCCGAGGCATCCTCACCCCGCTAGACGACCTCGCCATCGAATGGGCCGTCACCAAAGGCGAGAAACCAAAGGGATCATCCTCCGTCTACCTCGCATCCCGCATCGACTGGGCCAAGAAACAATGGCCCGGCTACGACGTCGCCGAGCAAACCATCCGCGACGTGCACGCACGCCTCGCCAAGATCACCGGATGGTCCGCCGACGGCGACCGCCACTGCCCCTACTGCAACCGGGCACTGACCCGCCAACCCGACGACGACGGACTACCCGACGTGTGGACCTGCACGTCCTGCGACCGGGCCTGGCTCATCACCACAGAACATGACGGGCTACTGGACACACAGCGAGCCATGCTCGCCGAACAAGACACATGGGTCAGCAAAACACAGGCGGCGCAGATCCTCGACATCACCCCACACCGCATCGCCGTGTGGGTCAACAGGGGAAAGATCGATGTGCGAGGAGGGAAGATCAACCTGAAAGAATGCTCTGCACTCCTACGAAAAGACACACCCGCCGCAGCTTGACTAACAACGTCATAGTGTGAGACACTTTAACCGAACAACTGTACCCGCCGGGCATGAGTCCCTATGGCGGATACAGTTGCATAAAGGCGTCGCAGTTGGGGACACACACAATCGGAACCGGCGCTACTGGTCCCCAAACTGCGGCGCAAAACACGCAAACAGGGTACAATCAGCCCATGCGAAACCTCACCAAACTAGCCGCACTGCTGGCAGCACTCGCCCTCGCGAGCGCATGCGGCACACAAGAAAGCCAGCCCACAGCAACCACCGAGACCGACGGCGACGTCGTAGCCACACAGCAAGCCGACGTCGCCCGCAAGATCGGCGAAACCCACACCTACCCCGACGGGTTGGCGGTCACCGTCGAAAAGATCGAGCCCATCCAAAACACCGAGCTCGACACAACCAAAGACGGAACACCAGTCCTCATCACAATCACCGTACGCAACGGAAGCAAGAAGGTAGTGGACACCGCCACCTTCGGCGAATGGATCACCAGCGGAGGCGTAGAAGCCACCACCTGGACAGACCCAGACATCGGCGCACAAGACCCAAGCTCAGACCTCCTGCCCGGACGGTCCATCACCTACCGGGTAGCCGCCCTCGTACAAAACCCCCAGGCAATCCAAATAGACTGGGGGTGCGTCAGCATATACCACCCCCACTCACACTGGACCACCCCCTAACCCAAACACCACCCCCCACCCCACACAACACGGCCCCCTCCCACACAAACGGCAGGGGGCCACATCATGCACCACCCACCCCTCACACAACACGCACCCCACACCACACACCCACACACACGCAGGCACACACGACATGGCAACATCACGAACAAGCCTCGCATCCCACAGACAATGGAGACTCGCAGTCCTAACACGCGACAGAAACGCAGGCATCACACGATGCCCAATCTGCGGAGTCAACATGGACTACGACCACAGCCGAACACCAAGGTCCGCCGAGCCCGACCACCTACTACCATGGGCACACGGAGGACGCAATACCCTAGACAATGGTAGGACCATTTGCCGCCGATGCAATCAATCACGCGGAAAAGGAAACACTCGAAAAGCAAAACGAAACGAAACAAAAAAAACAACAAACTTAATAAAATGGTGAACACAAACACCACACACACAACACAAAACAAACACACAAACCACCAAACAACACGGCGTACACACACCACACACACCACGCCACACCACCACCCACCCCACAAACCAAAAACCCCGACACCCCAGCCCCACAAAACAACAAGCAGGGGCACCACCCCCTCCCCCTCCCACAAACCGCATACCCGAAGGCATAGTGCGGTCTCTCCCCAGACTTTTTTCTACCACACCATAAACCACAGGAGGTGCCATGGCAGCTACGTTACGGGCCGTGAATGGGCCGAAGAAGAAGGCACCCGCGAAGAAGAAGGCGGCTTCGCCGCGTTCGGTTTCGTCTGCTGCTAAGGGCGGGTCGCAGCGTGAGCTTTTGGAAGCGATGCGGGATCGGATTGCGAAGACGTTGGATTCGCCGGAGACGCCGCCTCGGGATCTTGCCTCGCTGTCGAAGCGTCTGATTGAGATAACGAAGGAGCTTGAGTCTTTCCGGTCGGCTGAGGAGAAGGAGATGGACGACGATGACGAAGTCTCCGACGACGAGGCGTGGGAGGGCATCTGATTCTGAGCCGAAGCTGACCGACGTCGCTCGGCATGTGATCCTGCCGGAGGGGATCGTTTCGACTGGCTGGCCGCCCGTGAGGAAGCGGCTTGCGGATATGGGTGCGACTTTTGACCGCTGGCAGAACGACCTGGGGCGTTGTTTCTTGGCGAAGCGTGAAAGCGGCTTGTACGCGTCGGGGATTGACGGTATTAACATGTCTATTCCGCGGCAGGCCGGTAAAACGTTCGTGGTCGGGCGGATTGCTTTTGCTCTTTGCTCGCTGACGCCTGGTTTGCTTGGCTTGTGGACGGCGCACCGTACGCGGACGGCGGATGAAACGTTTCGGGAGATGCAGGGGATCGCTGCGCTTCCTGAGGTTGATCCGTATATTGACGGAGTGCGCGCGGCTAACGGGCAGCAAGAGATTCGGTTCAATAATGGGTCGCGTATTCTTTTTGGGGCGCGCGAGTCGGGTTTTGGGCGTGGTTTCAGCAAGGTTGCGTTGCTGATTTTCGATGAGGCGCAGATTCTCGGTTTGAAGGCGCTCGAGGATATGGTTCCATCGACTAATGCTGCTGCGAATCCGCTGATTTTCAAGATTGGCACGCCGCCGCGTCCGGTTGATCCGGGTGAGGCTTTCGGTCAGGCGCGAAAGGAAGCGCTCGCGGGTGAGCTTCGCGACGGCATGTACGTGGAATTCTCGGCTGACCGGAACGGCGACCCGGAGGATCGGGAGCAGTGGCGGAAGGCTAATCCTTCGTACCCGAAGCGCGTGAACGAAGCCGCAATGTTGCGGATGAAAAGGCATTTGGGGCCGGAATCGTTTAGGCGTGAGGGCCTGGGCGTCTGGGATGAGACGGGGATCGGCTCTCGTGCGATCTCGGAGGTTGATTGGGAGTCGGCGTCGGTGCGTGAGGCTCCGTCGGATGGTGTGCGGTCGCTGGCGGTGGCGTTCTCGAAGGATGGGGAGCGTCAGGCGGTCGCGGGCGCGCTCAAGCACGACGACGGGTTCCATGTTGAGCTTGTGGGCGCGCATTCGGGGCCTACGGATCTGACGATTGCTTCGCTTGCTGACTGGCTGGCGGAACGGTGGTCGTCGACGTCGATGATCGCGATCTGTGGGAAGGCGGCGTCGGCGTCGCTTGAGCAGGAGCTCTTGGACCGGAAGGTTCCGCGCCGCATGGTCCACGTCATGACTACCGCCGAGTATTTCGCTGCTTGCCAGTGGATGATCGACGGGACGGAAGACGGTTCGGTCACTCATCCGGCGGCTGACGCTGGCGATGCCCTCGAGGAATCGGTGGCGTGCACCGACAAGGCGTTCCGCGGTAAAGACGGTTCGTGGGGTTGGGCCGCTACCACCGAACTTGGGGATGAAACCCCTCTAGAAGCTGTAAGCGCCGCCTTGTGGGCGGCTCGGACCTCTAAGCGGGTCCCCGGACGGAAAGCGAGGGCGTTCTCGTGACGTTTGCGTTTGCGGGCGAACCGGCGATCGCGCCGATGCTTTTCGGCCCGCCTCAGGTTCAGGGAATGGACGTGTCCACGCAAAACCAGCTTGACAAGCTGGTGCACCATTGGGCGCTAAAGCATCCCCGTAATCTCATGCGCCAGGCGTATATGGACGCCAAGGTCCTAGTAAAGAATATTGGGATCGCGGTCTCGGACGACATGGCGAAAGATATCGAGTCCGTGTGTGGATGGCCTGAGAAGGCCGTGTATGCGCTGGCGAATATGTGCATGTGGGATGGCGTGACCTCACCTGACGGTGCCGAGAATCCGTTCGAGGTGCAGCATGTCCTTGACGAAAATCGTTTTGACGTCGAGCTGCCGCAGGCGATCGTCTCGTCCATGGCGAAGGCGGTTGTTTTCGAGTCGGTAACACCTGGCGACGTAGCGTCGGGGGAGCCGCCGGTGATCATCATGTCTCACTCGGCGGACTGGGCGTCTGCCTTGTGGGATCGCCGTCGACGTGCCGTTTCTGCGGCGATGCTGATTAACGACGCCGACGACCTTGGGCGGCCTACCGTGCTGACGGTGCTCACGCCGACGGAGGCGGTGGTGTGCGAGACGCATGGTGGCGGCTGGTTCGTCTCCGACGTGCGTAAGCATGGTCTCTCCCGGGTTCCGGTGGAGGCGCTTCCTTTCCGTCCTTCGCTTGAGCGTCCGTTCGGTAGGTCGCGGCTTTCGCGGCCTATTTTGTCGATCACGGATCGGGCGATCCGTGCGGCTCTGCGCATGGATATTTCGTCTGAGCTTTTCACGGTTCCTGGGCTGCTGCTGAATGGGATCACCGAGGAGCAATGGGAGGAAGTCTCCAAGTGGAAGTGGCGTATCGGCGCGGTTAAGGGCCTTTCTCGTGATGAGCAGGGCGACGTCGCCAACGTGAACACGCTTCCGCAGGTCGCGCCGACGCCGCATGTGGAGCAGCTGCGGGAGCTGGCGGCTGAATTCGCTGGCGTCGCGTCGATTCCGCTTTCCTCGCTGGGGATCGTGCAGGATAATCCGGCGTCGGCGGACGCGATTTACGCGGCGAAAGAGGAGCTCGTGATCGAGGCTCATAACGCGAATATCGTGTACGGGTATGCCCTGAATCGTATTTACCAGAATGCGATCATGATTCGTGACGGGTTGTCGGAGATGAGCGAGGAGCTGCGGAATCTGGCTACTCGCTGGAGGAATCCGGCGATGCCGTCGATCGTTTCGCAGTCGGACGCGATGGTCAAGCAGATCTCGGCGATTCCTGAGCTTGCGGAGACCGACGTCGCCCTCGAGGAGATGGGGTACACGGCGGAGCAGATCATGCGGATTCGCTCGCAGATTCGGCGCGCGAAGGCGTCCGAGTCGATGCTCACACGCCTTGCCCAGCCTCAGCAGGAGGCGGCTCCCGGCGACGACGAGCAAAAGGATCAGGCGGGGAAGCCCGCCGAGAAGCCCGGCGACGTGAGGCCGCCCGATGACAACGCGTGAGGACCTGAACAGGTATTCGCGTGCTGCTGCGCGTATTTCCAATGCGGCGCGGGCGGATCTCGAAGCCTTCTTTTCCGGTCTTGATTTGTCGAGGCCGGAATGGGCGCGAGACGAGCTGATCGAGTTCCTGCCACGGCTGACGTACACGTACGGTGAGGCGACGGCGACGGCGGCCGCCGAGTGGTTCGAGGAGCTTCGGACTGGCGCTGTCGGCGGGACGTATAGCGCGATCCTGGCTGATCCGATGGACGAGGCGCGGATCGTCGGTGAGGTCAGGTATGCTGCGGGTCATCTGTTTACGGATAATCCGCAGAAGACGCTCGCGCTTCTGTCTGGGGCTACACAAAAGTACGTGCAGTACATGGGGCGTGCGACCGTCGCTAGGAATGCTGAGCATGACCCGCGTAAGCCGCGTTTCGCCCGCGTGCCTTCGGGCGCGAAGACGTGCGCCTGGTGCACGATGCTCGCTTCTCGCGGTTGGGTTTACCACTCAAAGGAACTGGCTGGCGGGAGCGGGCACGAGTTCCACGACGACTGCGATTGCCAGATCGTCCCGGAATGGGAACGGGCAGTTCACCACATTTCCGGGTATGACCCTGACGCTATGTACGACAAGTATTTGGCTGCTCGGCGCGACGTCGAGCAGGCGGGCGAGTCGGCTACAGAAGCGAATATCGCGGCGGCTTTGCGTCGTCGTTTCCCGAATGATTTTACGGACGGCGTTCACGAGGACGCCTCCGTGACCGGCTAACGCCAAAAACCCATTTTCCACAGCCCGTCGGTGCGACGCCGATGAGCTCTCAGCCGTGCGACGCGGCAACCATCGAAAGGAACCCCCTATGAAGATCACGAACGCCACCGCTGCCGCCGGGCAAGACGAAAAGAAGCCCGAGCAGCCAGAGGAAGGTCAGGCGCAGACCGGCGCTGCCGTCGACGGCGAGGGCACGAAGCCCGTCGCTGACGAGAAGCTCGGTGAAGCAGGGCTGAGTGCGCTCATACGTGAGCGTGAGAATGCCCATGAGGCTGAAAGGCGTGCGAAGGCTGCGGAGAAGCGGCTGCGCGAGCTTGAGGACGCCGGGAAGACCGACGCTGAGAAGCAGGAGGAAGCTCTCAAGCAAGCTCTCGCTGAGAAGGCGGCGCTGAAGGCTCTGAATGACCGGCTGACGGTCGCCAGTATGACCGGTGTTCCGGTTGAGCTGCTTGCTGGCCCTGGTGAGGATCTCGACGCGTACGCGAAAGCGCTGAAGGAATGGCGCGGCGCTGCGGCGTCGGCGAGCGAGGCGGAGTCTTCGAAGCCTGCACCGGTTCCGACGGTCGGGTCTCAGCCGCAGTCGCGGGGGAATGTTCCTATCGATGCGCAAATCGCCGAAGCCGTCAAGTCTGGCGACAAGATCCTTGTCGCGCGGCTGAAGGCGATGAAACTCGGGCAAATGCCCGTTTCCAAGAGCTGAAAATACCAATTTTAGGAGGTAGACCATGCCCGGCATTACCGGTATGGCAACCACGTACAATTGCCCTAACTACGTGGGGGAGCTGTTCAACGCTTCCCCCGAGGACACGCCGTTCCTTTCCGCGATTGGCGGTCTGACTGGCGGGGAATCCACGGGATCTAAGGTCTTCTCGTGGTCCGGCTACGATCTCCGCGACGCCGAGGACGGCAGGCAGCGCACAGAAGGCGCGGCCGCGCCTTCTCCTGAGTCTAGGAAGCGCTTCCAGGCGACGAACGTCCTTGAGATCCACCAGGAAGCGTTCGATGTTTCGTACACGCAGATGGGCGTGCGGAACATGATCGCGACGGACGGCGCAGCTAACGTTCAGGGCGGCCCCGTCTCCCCCATCGACGAGATTGCTTTCCAGGCGCAGGCTCAGATCAAGCAGGTCGCGCGCGACGTCGAGAAGTCCTTCCTGGTCGGAAAGTTCCAGAATCCGACGGACAACACTCAGCCTCGCAAGACTCGCGGTCTCGCCGAAGCGATCACCACGAACGTGGCGACGTCGACGCACACCGCAGATCAGCTGACGAAGGACGAGATTCTCGACCTTTTCCAGAAGGTCTGGGACAACGGCGGCATCAAGGAGTCGGAGACCCGCACAGTGATCGTCGGCTCTGCAATGAAGCGCATCCTGACGAAGCTCTTCATCACGGATACGCAGTACCGGGAGCAGGAGCGCAACGTCGGCGGCGTCAACCTCAAAACCTTTGAGACTGACTTCGGTAGCGCGAACATCATGCTCAACCGGTACGCGCCTGAGAAGACGATTATCGTCTGCTCCCTCGAGCAGTGCGCGCCGCGCTTCCTTGAGATCCCCGGGAAGGGCCACTTCTTCGCGGAGCCGCTGGCTAAGATCGGCGCTTCCGAGAGGTACCAGCTGTACGGAGAGATCGGTCTTCAGTACGGCAACGAAAAGACGCACGGCAAGCTGACCTGCGCCTGACGTGTGGGCTAGGCGGGGGCGGGTGGTGAGGTCCCGCCCCCGCCGCATATCTGGAGGTGAAAAATGCGAATTCGTTCGACGAACCACAAGGAACTTATGATCACTTCCCCGCGCGTTGATTTTGTCGACGGCGAGGCTGAGGTGTCCGACGAGGATTACGCGCTCCTAGAGCCGTTCATGAGCATGTGGGGCCTCGAGGACGTTTCCTATGGCGAGCAGCCGGAGACGCCCGAGGAAAAGCAGCCCAAGGACCCCGATGGCACCGAGGAGCAAGAGGGAGACCCGAAGGGTAAGCGCTCCCGCAAGTAAGGAGGCCGCTCATGGCTGATCCGCAACCGCCGTTCGCGACGGTCGACGACGTCGAGTCCCGCTGGAAGCCGCTCTCCGACGCCGAGAAGAAGCGTGTGAAGATCCTGCTCGTCGACGCGGCGGACGTGATTATGACGACGTGCCCGAAGTGGAAAAAGGCGGCGGAGGGGACGCTGCGACGCATTGTGTGCGCCGTCGTCCGCCGAGCGATGCCGACGGCTTTCGAAGCTGGCGTCAAGCAAATGCAAGAGACGACGGGGCCGTTCTCGAACACGTTCACGGCAGCGAATCCCGACGGAGACCTGTATTTGACGAAGCGGGAGCGGCTGGCGCTCGGCTGCGGGCGTCCGACGGCTTTCGAGGCTGACCTGACGAAAAACCGGGGGTAGCCAATGTCGATGGACAACTGGAAAGTCCCGGTCTCGCGGATCCGCATAGCAGACGGCGGAGTGGACCAGTACGGGGAGCCGACGCCTGGGGAGCGTGTGCGGACGGATCTTCCGCCTGCTCTTTTCAATCCGGGCACGTCGGTGGAATCCGTGGATAACACGGGTAAGCCGGTTGTGTCCAAGCCGACGGTCTACTGGCGTGGGGAGTGGCCCGATGTTCTCGCTTCGGATCTGCTCGACGTCGGCGGGCAAACGTGGGGCGTCGACGGGTTTCCCGCCCATTGGCCGAAAGGTTTAGCCGTGACCCTTAAAGGAGTGCATGATGAGCGCTAAAATCCAGATCGATCACGCTGAGCTGGCTCGGTTTCTGCGCGGGCCTGAAGTTGAGCGTGCGGTGAAGTCTCAGGCTGACGCGATCGCCGGACGCGCCGGGAAGGGCTTCTACGCAACCGTGCACACGGGCGGGAATCGCGCGCGTGCTTACGTTCGCTCGGAGGATTACGCGGCGTCGCTGCGGCAACGGCGCGATCACGTGGTGGAGAAGGCTCTTGGCGGAGCAGCACACGGCGCGTGACGTCAAAGCGATCGTCATGGATTATCTGCGGGCCGCGCTTGACGTTCCGGTGACGTCGAAGCGGCGCGACGACGGGACGGCAGCGTACGTGCTCGTGATCGATACGGGCGGCGCGGGACGGTCCCGGAAGGTGATCCTGAACTCGCAGCTGACGCTTGATTCCTACGGTGCTTCGTCGGGCAAGTCCGCAGATCTCGCCCGGCGTGTTGACGCCCTCATGTACGCCCTTCCGGCGTCCCCGGTTCCGGTCGCGCGTGTGCGGGGGTTTACCCCGTCATACTCGCCCGATCCAGTGTCCGGCCAAGACCGGCACACGGCAACCTATCAACTCAAAACCAAAATAATATAGGAGGAACGAGGAATGGCACTCCGTGCACTCAATCCCGACAATGCCCTCATGTTCGGATCGGACGACGACCGATTCTACATGGCGGATTACCCGCAGGAAGTGGACAATATTCTACTTTCTGACGAGCCCGACCCGTCGAAGTTCACGGACGTCGGCTGGATCTCGGAAGACGGCGTCGACGAAACCTACGACGATTCCGGCTCCAAGATCAAGGGTCACCAGGGACACGCCGTCGTCAAGGCTTTTATTGAGAGTTCCGAGACTGGCGTCGAGCTGACGATCCTCGAGACGATGCTCCCGATCGTTCTCAAGTATTGGAACGCGAAGGCGGAGAAGGTCAAGGACAAGGACGGGCAGACGGATATCGTCAAGATCAGCCGCCCGCGAGCCCGTAAGGCTATTGATATGGTCGGCATTGCTGACTTTATCGAGACGTCCACTGGCAAGAAGCTTCGCCACATCTACCCGAAGCTCACCCTCACCGAGCGTGAGGGCGTCAAGTACAAGGTCGGCGAGATCGTTGCCTGGAAGTTCAAGCTTGAGGTCACCAAAGACCCGATCACGCTTTCGAATATCCCCGGTCTTCTCCTGCCCTGACCCAATCGTGGCTGGGCGGAGAAGGTTCTCGCCGCCCAGCCCGCACATTATCTAGAGAACCACTTTTACCATAAAGGAGAACCACCTCATGGCAACCACGAAGAAAACCGTCAGCGCTGCTGAAGCCGCCCGCCGCGAGGCGCAGTCCGCAGAGGACAAGGGCGAGGAAAAGCGCATCGTCGTCGACGTCGACGGAATCCACATCGATATCCGGGCGAAGGATCTGGACGATTACGAGGCGCTCGACGCGCTGCAAAACAACGTCCCGAATCCGATGGTGAACATTTTCCTTCCCGATCCTGAGGATCGCGCAAAGCAGCTGGACAAGCTGCGCGACGAGGAGGGCAAGATTCGCGGTTCACGAGTCATTGAATGGGTCGCCGACGTTTTCAAGGCGATGAAACTCCAAAAATAACCAACCTCCCAGCGCTTTTCGACAAGTACTGGGAGGAGTTGGAAGCCGACTTCCAGTCCGAGTACGGCCTGGATTTGTCGGACGTGTGGCGAGGCAAAATGAGTTTTCGCCGCTGCGCCGTCCTTATCGAGCAGCTAATGCCCGGGTCACGATTCTGCCGCGCAATGGGCGGATCAGCCGCCTTGAGCGACGACGGGCATCTGCTACGCATGATCGAGGCGGATATCAGATCTTTCGCGTCCGGGAAACAACAGCCGCCGATAGAGCTGCCCGAGGAAGGCTGGCGGGAAAAGTCCCGTGAGCGTTCCGACCGTGACCGCCGGAAGGTCGAAAACTGGCTCAAGCGCCACCCTGAGGCGCGCAATTAAACGAATAGGAGGGCGGGGAGACTGCACGGCGCGGCTCCCCGCCCTTTCTCGAGGAGGTAGACCATGAGTTTCAATCTCGGTACGGCTTGGCTTCAGATCTCCCCCTCGATCAAAAACATTCAGAAGGACGTCGCCAAGGCATTCGGCGGCGTCGAGGCTGAGGCTCGGCGGGTAGGCGAGTCCGCCGGGCGGAGCATGACCTCTGGGCTGACGTCGAAGCTTGTCGGGCTTGGTGCGCTGGCCGCGACGGCTATCGGGATTAAAAATGTCGCCAAAGAGGCTGCTACGGCGTCGGACGCGACGCAGAAGTTCAAGGCTACACTCGATTTCGCCGGACTTGACGGCGGGCAGATCGAGAAGCTGTCGAAGTCTACGCGTAAGTACGCTGACGAGACAGTGTACGACCTGAACGACATTCAGTCGATGACGGCCCAGCTCGCCGCGAATTCCGTCAAGGATTTCGACAAGATCGCCGAAGCGACCGGCAACCTGAACGCCATCGCTGGCGGCAACAAAGAGACCTACCGCCTGCTCGGCCTGGCGATCACCCAGACCGCCGGTGCAGGCAAGCTCACTACCGAGAACTGGAACCAGATCGCGAACGCGATCCCCGGCGCGTCCGGGAAGCTCCAAGAGGCAATGCGCAAAAACGGCGCATTCACTGGCGATTTCCGCGAGGCTATGGCGAAAAGCCAGATCACCGCCGAAGAATTCAACCAGGCACTTCTTCAGCTGGGCATGGACGACGCGGCGCAGAAGGCGGCCAAATCCACGTCCACACTCGAAGGCGCGTGGGGCAATCTCCAAGCGACGATTGTCGGCGGCTTCTCGGATTTCATTTCGAAGATCAAGCCAGCGCTCACAACGGCAATGGAATGGGTCTCGGACATTCTAGGAAAGTTCTTCTCGTGGTTCGCTGACGCGTTCAACGGGATCTACGATCTTGTGGTGAAGGGCGACTTCACCGGGGCGTTCGCGAGGGCGTTTAACGTCGATGAGGATTCCGCCATTGTCGATTGGCTTTTCCGCATCCGCGATGGGATTATCGGCATCTACGATTTCATCGTCAAGGGTGATTTCTCGGGGGCTTTTGCCCGCGCGTTCAACGTCGACGAGGACTCGAAGATCGTTGACTGGCTTTTCCGCATCCGTGACGGGATCATGGGGATTTTCGACCTGATCGTCAACGGAAAAGTCAACGAGCACCTGAAAAACGCGTTCAACATCGACGAAAACAACGGTTTCGTGCGCGTCATCCAGGACGTGCGGCAGAAAATCATTGATTTCGTGCGGGACATCCCGTCGATGCTCAAGGGCGTTTTCGAATGGGTCATCCAAAACAAGGGATGGCTCGAACCGCTTGCTTGGGGTGTTCTTGCCGCCGTCGGTGCGTTTAAGGCGCTCACCACGGCTATCGGGATCTGGCAGGGCATAACGAAGATCGCGACGGCCGTACAGGTCGCTTTCAACGCGGTAATGTCCGTCAACCCCATTGTCGCCGTCGGAGTGGCTATCGCCGCGATCACCGGCGCTCTCATCTATTTCTTCACGCAGACCGAGCTCGGGCGCAAGATCTGGGGCTACTTCTCAGAGTATCTTTCCCTGCTTTGGGATGGGCTGAGGACGGCATGGGACTACCTATGGACGGCCGTAAAGGCGGTCTACTACGCCGTGATCGCGCCAGTTGTGAACGCCATCACTACAGCGTTCAAGATTGCTTGGTCCATCATTTCCGGGATTTTCAGCGCAATCGTGCGTGTTATCAAGGGCGACGTGAGCGGCGCTTTCACCGCCCTTAAAGACACGGTAAAGCGCGTGTGGGACGCCATCTGGGGGTTCATTAAGAACTCTTGGAACAACATAGTAAACCTCCTGAAAACGGTTGGGTCCTTCCTTTGGAAGACGTTCACTTGGCCTTTCGTTGAGGCGGCGAAGCTGGTCGGCAAGGCGTGGGACAAGATAAAGGGCTGGTTCGCCGCCCCGATCAATTGGGTTATTGACCACGTTATCAACGGCGGGATCATCGCGTTCATTAACGCTATCGTCGGCGCGCTCGGCCTTAACTCGCTGAAAATCGGCAAGGTCGCGAGGATCGGGAATCCCCCCGAAAACAAGACGTTTGGGAGCATCCTAGGAGACTCTTTCGAGGGCGCTTTCGCGAAGGGCGGCTATGCCCGCCCGGGCTGGGCACTCGTCGGCGAGCAGGGGCCAGAGCTCGTCAACTTCTCACACCCAGGACGTGTCTACACGGCCGAGCAGACCGCAGAAGCGCTCAGGATGCCTGGCAGGGAAATATCCCCGTATCTGCGCCCCGAGCGCATGTACACGTCGGAGGAGGCCCTGCTGGCGACGGAGGCGATCAAGACCGAGGATCCAAAGCTGCTTCAGCTGGCGCTCGGTGACTCGCCGTCGGATTCGCTGCTGCCGATCGGCGGCTTCCTCGGGAGCTTCGGTAAATGGGTCAAGTCGGCTTGGGACGGAGTTACCGACTTCGTTGTCAATATTGGCGAGAAAGCCGTCAAATTCGTTCGCGGCAGGCTCGCCGACGGCGCGAAGCTCGTCATCCGCCCGCTGCAATCCCTCATACGGAATTCCATCGGCGGCGTCTTCGGTGACTTCTTTGTCAAGTCTGGCGACAAGCTGATCGACTGGATCGCCGGCGTCGATAAAGAGACCGAAGAGATTTCCATAACCGATCCGATCGCTGCGGGTATCGCTGCTGGGCTCGGGCAGGTGGGGAACATTCCGGCTGGCGGAGGCGTCGCTCGCCCGGTCGCAGGCGGGCGGCTCACGTCGCCGTTCGGCGTTTCCCGCTACGGTGGCATGCACTCGGGTATCGACCTTGCCGCGCCGATGGGCACGCCAGTTTACGCGTACCGGGATGGTGTGGTCACCCGCGCCGGATGGAACTCGCTGGCTGGGCGCACGGGCATCGGAATCGTTCTCGCGCACGCTGGCGGAATGGGATCGTACTACGGGCACCTTTCGCAAGCGCTGGTCCATGCGGGGCAAACCGTCAAGGCCGGGCAGAACATTGGACGCGTCGGCTCGACCGGCAACTCGACCGGGCCGCACCTTCACTGGGAGATCTCACTCGGCGGCAACCCGCAACGCGTGGTAAACCCCCTCCCGTACTTGAAGTACGACGACGGCGGTTTTCTCCAACCAGGCGTCACGCAGGTCGTCAACGCAACGGGCAGACCAGAGCCGGTTTTCACGGAGTCGCAGTGGAATACGCTGCGCGCTCAAGCCGAAGGGCGGGCCGAGCGGAAGTCCCCCGAGGACGACGGGCCGAAGCGCGTCTACCTCGTCGTCGAAGACCGCGAGTTCGAGGCGTACATCGATGAGCGCGCCGAAGGCGCTCTCGTCGGGGCCGCCCGCGATTTGAGAGGAAGGCGCTAATGCAAGTTTGGCCAGACGCGGCGGTCGGCTCCGCGCCGTTCGCCATCGTCGTCGTCGAGGTAGCGTCGCCGCGCGAGGTCACGATCTATCGGTCCTCGCCCGGCGGCACCGTCAAGGTCCGTGGCGGAAAAATACACGCCTCAGGCTCGACGCTCGTCCGCGACTTCGAGGTCCCGCTGAACACAAAGGTCAGGTATTGGGCTGTCGATTCGTCCGGCGAGCAGGTGGACGGCCCGGTCGAAACGCTCGTGAACACTCCGTACGCGTGGATTCACGACGCGGACGCGCCGTCCGTCGGACTGCCGATCGCTGGCGTCGAAGAGGACGGGTGCCTGATCCTCGAAAACGACAGCTTGAAGGACGTGACGAGGGACTCGCGCGGTGAGACCGCGCAGGTGATCGGGTCTCGGTACCCGGTCGCGCTCGGCGGCGGACGCCACGGCGGGACCGGAATCTCGATGAATCTGATCGCCTGCTGGGAGTCCACGCGAGACGCTTTCGCGTCGATGATCGACGGAGGCGGAGTCCTATGCATCCGAGGGATTCTGAGGGACAAATGGAAACTGCCCGAGGTCGGGTTCCTGAACGCGTCGTCGGCGAAGCTCTCGACGATTGACGAATACGGGGATCCCTGGTGGAGGGCGAGCTTGTCTGGCGAGCTTGTGCGTGGCCCGACGCGCCCGATTGTCTTCTCGGTGGTCACCTATGACGACATCGACGCCGCTCTTGCTGCCGAGAATTTCACCTACGATTCGGCGGAGGATGCCACACGTCCGGCGGAAATGACCTACACGGACGTCGATCGCCGGGGAGCGAGGTCTTTCGTATGAGACGGATTTCCGCGACGACGGAGGCGGCTATCGCTGGATCTCGCACTCGGGATGCGATGCGGGTTTCCCTGTGGCGTGGAGGCGAGCTTCTGCGGGACTCGCTGGAGGTATCCGATTGGAGCATCACGGATGATTCGACAAGGAAAATCCGTATGCAGGGTACCTTTACGATCGTTGATGAGGCCGGGGATTTGGCTCCGCGCCGCCTCGAGGATGCTCTTTCGGTAGCAGGATCGCGGCTTCAGCTGACGTTCGTCGACTCGGCGGGCGAGGAGACGCTCTACGCTTGGCTAGCTATTCAGGAGATCCGCCCGGACTCCAAATGGGTTCTGCGCCGGTCTCCGTCGGGGGTTACACGTTGGGTGAACGGCGGCGGCAAGGTGCAGATCACCGCCGACGATCTCACGTCCGAGATCGACGCCGACAAGCTTCTCGCCCCGGAGTCACCTCAGGGAACCACGTTTGCGCAGGAGATTCGGCGTCTAGCCCAGCCGCTCGGCGTCGTCATAGCCTACGGGCTGCCCGTCGACAACGCCGTCCCGCTTTCGACCGTGTACGAGAAGGAACGGCTTGACGCGATCGTAGACCTCGCGAAAAACGTCGGCGCGGTCACCCGCATGCGCCCCGAGGGCGTCCTAGAGGTGATCTCCGACGACGTTCCCGCACCTTCGTGGACGATCGAAGGCGGCGACGACGGGGTGCTCATTTCCGCCGCCGCCGGGCAGGTGAAAAACGAGCTCTACAATTGCGTGGTTGCCACATCGTCATCCGGCGGAGAAAACCAATTTGTCGGACGCGCTTATATCGATTACGGGCCGCTTAAATGGGAAGGGCCGTTCGGCAGACGCCCGATGTTCTACTCGTCTCCGCTTATAAATTCGCCGGGCGAGGCCGAGTACGCAGCTCAAACGCACCTTCGGGATCTACTCGCCGAGCGGACGATCGCCCTCACGATTGATTGCCTCCCACATCCGGGGCTTCAGTCCGGCGACGCCGTGAACGTGGTCCTCCCGGGCTCCTCGAAGCCTGTGGTCGCTCAGATAACGACGCTGCAATTTTCGGGAGGGAAAGAGGGCGTGAAAACCATGAAACTCACGGCTAAAGCGCCCGCGTCCGCGCTGGAGGGGATTCTGTGAGCGACCTAGCGAAAGCGATCATCGATTACGGCGTAGACGGGCAGGCGCGCTTCCAGATAGGGCAGGTGCGGGAGTCCGCCGACGGGCCGTACGTTACCGTACAGGGGTCTAGGATTGGCGCGCTGTGGGCCGAGGGCCTGTGCGCTACCGAAGGAGATTCTGTGCTCCTCGCTTTCATGCAGGAGGCGCAGGACCAGACGACGGCCGTCGCCTTGTGCAAAGTGAGTTCCGGCCCGCGCCCGTGCACGGGGGTTGTCAAGACGTTCTCGGCGGCGACGTCGATCGTCACGCTTGAGACAACGCGTGGCGACGTCGAGGCGATCTTCGCTGGCGGCGTCCCGTCGCATGGCACGGCTGTGGCGATCCTGTGGGGAGGGCAGCGCCCGGTAGCCTTCGCTACACGGGAGGTCCCGGCAGTCAAGCGAGACGATATCGAAGAGATCCCGTCGCCGCCGGGCGCTCCTACGGTCGGCACGCTCAACGTCGCTGCCGCGTGGTCCGGTTCTTGGGACCAAGGGCGCAGTACGTGGGATTCCGCAGTAGCCAACCCGTCTCAAGGCTTGTGGGCATCGTACGGGCCTTTCATCGGGGCTTGGTTTTACGGGGACGGCTTCGCGGCCGTTACCGGGACTCAGGTTACCGGGTGCAGGATAAGGCTCGGCGCGCGACGTCGCCAGGGTCGGCACGGGGCTCTTGTGAATTTCCGGCTGCAACGACATGGGGACTCGTGGAGGTCCGGGCCGCCGCAGTTGTCCGGCGATGTCGCCACGGTCGCCGTCGCGCCGCACGCCTCGGCGCAGTGGCATGAGCTCCCGGCGTCTATCGGGCAGGATCTCGCGAACTTCGGCGGGGGGATCGCCCTCGTCGGCTCGGACTACGCGGGAGTCGAGGGCGTCAGCCTCGACGCCGCGTCAGGCCAAATTCAAATCGATTGGAGAAGATAAATGCCTTTCGAGCTAGCGACTCAGGCTCAGCTTCCGCTGGGCACTGAGCAGTTTATGTCCCGGGACCCGGCCCGCCTGGTTGGGATGACGGCGAATCAGTTGCCGCGTTTCTCTTCGCGGAGCGACGCGCAGACGTTCGTCGATTCGATGCGGACGCAGGGATTCCCGGCTACGGTTTCCCGCCCGCTCCTTGTCTACCGTACCGACATTGGTCAGGTCGAGACCTATGACGGGAGCACGTGGGCGACGATCACGCCGGGCATCTCGGCGAAGGCACAGACGACGTTCGTCGCGCAGTATTCCCGGTCGACGCTGAGCCTTTCCCGCGTCGGGAATCTCGTCTATTTCGGAGGCGTGATCACATCGACGGCGGGAACAATCCAGGCCGGGTATTACACGGATATCGGTGTGATTCCCGGTGGCTGGCGTCCGTCTGCCGCCGTGTACGGGGGCGGGTACGTCACTTCCCTTGCCCGGTTTGTGAACGGCGCGAACACTCCGTTTCATGCGGATTCCACCATGTGGATTCACACGGCGACCGGAAACGTCAACGTCCGCGTCCAAGCGGCAAGCTCTGATTTGCGTGTTTCCGCGCAGTGGATCATCTAGGAGTATGCGGTGAGTTTTTGGCTTGGCTGGGCGGTTCATAAGCCGCTCAAGATCAATTTCACGCCCAAGTCCCGGTCCCGGACGGACGGGATCATTCTCCACGTCGCCGCGAGCGAGGCGGCGTCGCTGCACGGATGGTTTTCGAATCCGAAGGCGGCGGCTTCCTCACACCTGTACGTGCGCAGGGACGGCACAGTCGAGCAGTACGTCGACCTTGATCAGATCTCGTGGGCGTCGGTACGCGGTGATCTCCGCTGTATCTCGGTGGAGACACAGGGCGGCGCGACGGGCAAGTGGACTGAGCAGCAGGTCTTGGCGCTTGCCCGGATTGTGCGTGAGACGTCGGCGCGGTACGGCTATCCGCTGCGGACTATGGGCTCGTCGGCGGCGTCGGAGCGGGGCGTGGGCTGGCATGCGCTTGGTGTGCCCGCGTCGCGGTCGCAGAGGTCTGCTGGCGTGTCTCAGACCGGCGGGGAGCTGTGGTCTGGCGCGCCAGGGAAGGTTTGCCCGGGGG